GAAGATTGGCAGTCAAAAAATCGTAAAGATGGTGTTGATGGATTAAGTCAATCAACGGTAGATGCTTATCGTCGTGAAAATCCAGGATCAAAACTTCAAACAGCAGTAACCGAAAAAAAGCCTACTGGCAAAAGGGCTGAACGCCGTAAGTCCTTTTGCCGCAGAATGAAAGGTATGAAATCTAAATTGACTTCTGCAAAAACTGCAAGAGATCCAGATTCAAGAATTAACAAAGCTCTTCGTCGCTGGAATTGTAACTAAAAAAATTACTTTACATTATGAACTCAAAGAGGGAGTATGAATATGTCTAATGATGTTTATTTGGGCAATCCTTTGCTCAAAAAAGCAAATACTCCAATAGAATTTACGGAAGATCAAATTATTGAGTTTTTAAAGTGTAAGGAAGATCCTGTATATTTTTCTAGAAATTATATCAAAATTGTTTCTCTGGATCATGGTTTAGTTCCATTTGAATTATATCCATTTCAAGAAAAACTGATTGATAATTTTCATAAAAATAGATTTAATATTTGTAAGATGCCGCGTCAAACCGGTAAATCTACAACTGTTGTATCATATTTGTTACATTATGCAGTTTTTAATGATAATGTTAATATAGCTATTCTAGCAAACAAAGCATCCACAGCAAGAGATCTTCTTGGAAGATTGCAACTTGCATATGAAAATTTACCTAAATGGATGCAACAAGGTATTATATCTTGGAACAAAGGATCTTTAGAATTAGAAAATGGCTCCAAAATTTCATCTAACTCTACTTCGTCATCTGCTGTCCGAGGCGGATCCTATAATGTCATCTTTCTCGACGAGTTCGCTTTCATCCCAAATCACATTGCTGACGACTTCTTTGCCTCTGTTTATCCTACTATTTCTTCTGGACAAAGCACGAAGGTAATTATTGTATCTACACCACGCGGTATGAATCATTTCTACCGTATGTGGCATGACTCTGAACGGGGTAAGAATGAATATGTGCCCACAGATGTTCATTGGTCTGAGGTGCCTGGTAGAGACTCTGTTTGGAAGGAGCAGACGATCTCTAATACATCCGAACAACAATTCAAAGTTGAATTTGAATGTGAATTTTTAGGGTCTGTTAACACTCTTATCAATCCATCTAAACTTAGAAATTTAGTTTATGAGGATCCAATCAAAAGGAATGCAGGTTTAGATATCTATGATCATCCGAGAGAGGAACATAATTATCTTATGACCGTTGACGTTGCTCGTGGACTTGGTAACGACTATTCGGCATTTATTGTTTTTGATATTACTAACTTTCCATATAAAGTTGTAGCAAAGTATAGAAATAATGAAATAAAACCAATGTTATTTCCAAATATTATTCATGAAGTTGCGAAGGGATATAATGATGCATGGTTATTAGTCGAAGTTAATGATATTGGTGATCAGGTTGCAAATATTCTTCATTTTGATCTTGAATATGATAATGTTTTAATGTGCTCAATGCGTGGTAGAGCTGGACAAATTGTTGGATCTGGATTTAGTGGTAAGAAATCTCAACTTGGTGTTCGTATGACAGCATCTGTTAAAAAATTAGGATGTTCAAATCTTAAAACTCTTTTGGAAGACGATAAATTACTCACTGTTGATTATGATATTATTTCGGAGTTAACAACTTTTGCTCAAAGACACAATTCTTTTGAAGCAGAGGAAGGTTGTAATGATGATCTTGCAATGTGTCTGGTAATTTTTTCATGGTTAATTGCACAACCATATTTTAAAGAAATGACGGATAATGATGTTCGAAAAAGAATATATGAAGAACAAAAAAATCAAATTGAACAGGATATGTCCCCATTTGGTTTTATTTCTGATGGATTAGAAAATATGGAGTCTTTTGTTGATAATACAGGAGATAGATGGTATACCGATGAATATGGAGATCGTTCCTATATGTGGGATTATATGTAAATGGATTTAGATAGTCAATTAAATTTAGAACATCTTTTATTCTTTGATAGGAAGTGTCGCTCTTGTGGAAAAATTAAAAATTTAATGAACGATTTTTACTTGACTCGTAAAGACAGGGGTTCATTTGCATCAGCATATTCCTATGAGTGTAAAGAATGCACAATAAAAAGAATTAAAAATAGAAAAAATAAAAATAAAACACTGAAATGGGAGTATCCTGACTGGTAAATGTTCACGCATGATTTCCCCAATCAAAATACTGTTTTTAATAAATATTTCTAGAATAATTCTGGATATCACGGAGAATTAAGATGCCACTAAATTTAGCATCTCCTGGAATTGTAGTAAGAGAAGTTGATTTAACATCAGGTAGAGTAGATCCAACCTCAGATAAAATTGGAGTGATTGTGTCTCCTTTTGCTCAAGGACCTGTAGAAGAACCAATCTTGATTGGTAATGAGCAAGAACTTTTAGCAAACTTTGGTAACCCATACGCTATTGATAAGCATTATGAAAACTGGATGACTGCATCCTCGTATCTAGCATATGGTGGAACTCTGAGAGTAGTTAGAAGTGACAATGCTTCATTAAAGAATGCTTTTGTAGGATCTGCAACAAGTATTAAAATTAAAAGTTATGAAGATTATGTAAATCTTGGATATGATGAAAATACTATTTCTGGCGTAACTTTTGCTGCAAGAAATCCAGGATCTTGGGCAAATGGAATTAAAGTTGCTATTGTCGATGGTAAAGCCGATCAAATTTTAAGCGGTATTGCTACTGCATCTATTTCTGTTGGAATGGGTGTTACTCAAGCAATTTCTTCAACGCTTCCTGGAGCGGGAACAACTAGTGTTCTTAATGGTTATTTAAAAGGAGTAGTTACTGAAAAAGGAACTAATTATATTGCAGTAAAAGTAGTAAGTCATGTTTCCGCTGCTGGAACTGAAACTGCAGTTGATTATCAACAACTTGGTGTTTATGCATTCTCTTCTGCAGGTAATGTTGCGATACATACGGCAGGGGTAGCTGCATCGTTCGCAACGACTTCATACACTGCTAGACAAGATTGGTTTGATCAACAAACAATCTCACTCACAAACTCAACAGTATCTTGGAATAGTCTATCAAATCGTCCAGGAACCTCTGCATACACTGCATCAAGAGGTGGAAGATTCGATGAAGTTCATGTTGTTGTTTTTGATGACAATGGATCAATTACGGGAAATGCTGGAACAATTCTAGAAAAGCATTTAGGATTATCTAAAGCAACAGACGCAGAATTTTCTGTAGGTGCATCCTCTTACTGGAGAAAGTATCTTTCAGAAAATTCATCCTACATTTTTGGAGGTGGGGCACCATCTGGTATCACCACTACATCAAATGCAGGAAGCACATTTGCTTTAGATTCTGATACTGCTTGGGATCAGGGAGCATCTGGAATTAAATTTGCAGCTTCTGGATCATCAACTTTAACTCTTGGTGGAGGTAAAAATTATGGAGGAGCCACCGGTCTTACAACTGCTGGAGCACTTACCGCCACGCTTTCAGATTTATCTACAGGTTATGCCTTGTTTGAAAATACTGAAGAATATGATGTAGATTTTCTCCTCATGGGATCTGCAGGTTACGCTCAAGATATTGCTCAATCACTAGCATCTAAGTTAATTAGTGTTGCAGAATTGAGAAAAGATGCAATTGCCTTTATTTCTCCATATAGAGGAGCACTTCTTACCGAAACCACAACAGATTCTTATACTCTGAAGAGTTCATCAGTGATTACGGATAATTTGATTAGTTATTATGCAGCAATTCCATCTTCTTCTTATGCAATTTTTGATAGTGGATACAAATACATGTATGATAGATTCTCAAATACTTTTAGATATATTCCATTGAATGGAGATATTGCAGGTCTATGTGCTAGAAATGACGCTGTAAACTTCCCATGGTTCTCACCAGCAGGAACTTCAAGAGGTTCAATTTTAAATGCCGTAAAACTTGCATATAATCCAACAAAGGCACAAAGAGATCGCCTTTATTCTGAAAGAATTAATCCAGTAATCTTCTCACCAGGTTCTGGAATTATACTATTTGGTGATAAAACAGGTCTTGCTAAAGCTTCTGCATTTGATAGAATTAATGTTCGCAGACTCTTTATCTATCTTGAATACGCTATTTCTGAGGCAGCAAAAGATGTGATGTTCGAATTCAACGATGAGTTAACCAGAAATGGATTTGTGAACACAGTTGAACCATTCCTTAGGGATGTTCAGGCGAAACGAGGAATTCAAGATTTTAGACTTGTTTGCGATCAAACAAATAATACAGCAGCAGTCATTGATGCTAATGAATTTGTCGCTGATATCTATATCAAACCAAATAGATCAATTAACTTCATTGGACTGACTTTTGTAGCCACCAGAACTGGTGTTTCATTTGAAGAAGTAATTGGTAACGTTTAATTCAAAAGAGGTAAAAACCAATGACAACTTTACGCACAATTACCCAGTTTAAAACCGCCCTCGCAGGTGGCGGCGCAAGACCCAATCTATTTGAAGTTTCAATTCCTTCGTTCCCAACTGCTGCTGGAACCAGCACTTGGACAACAACTGCTGGTGGTGAAGCTGATAATTTTAAATTTTTATGTAAGGCAGCTGCCCTGCCCGCATCAAACGTAGCACCAGTTGATGTTCCATTTAGAGGTCGCATCTTAAAAGTAGCTGGTGAAAGAACATTTGATACCTGGACAGTTACAGTCATCAACGATGAAAACTTTAAACTTAGAACTGCTTTCGAAAAGTGGATGAATGGTATTAGCAAGCTAGATAATGCAACTGGTGCTTCGAACCCAGCATCTTACATGGCTGATGCATATGTTTATCAACTCGGTAGAGGTGCTGGAACTGTGCAATCAACTACAAATAGTTCTAATTCCGCTGGGACATCGATTCAAGCATTAAGATCATACAGATTTTATGATATTTTCCCAACTAATGTTTCACAGATTGATCTTTCATATGATACTACAGATACTTTAGAGGAATATACAGTTGAATTCCAAGTTCAATACTGGACTGCAGGTGCTGCAACTGGTAGTTCAACTGGTGATGTAGTAATTAGTTGATAAATAGGGTATAATAGTTTAATTTATAAAATGGCAAAACTTTTTGGATTTTCTATTGAACCTTCTGAAGAAAAGTCCAAGTCTATACTTTCCCCCGTCCCCCCTAATAACGAGGACGGGGTTGATAATTTTATTACTAGTGGATTTTACGGACAGTTTGTTGATATTGAAGGCGTATATAGAACAGAGCACGATTTAATTAAAAGATATAGAGAAATGGCGTTGCATCCAGAATGTGACAACGCTATTGAAGATGTTGTGAATGAAGCAATTGTTAGTGATCTTTACGACTCACCTGTTGAGATTGAGTTATCAAATTTAAATGCAAGTGACAAAATAAAATCAATTATTAGAAATGAATTTCG